TAACAAAAAATACCGAGCCGAATATGGTCAAATGGTTATATGTTGTGATGGATTTAATACTTGGAGAAAGCAATACTACCCAGAGTACAAAGCAAGTCGTAAAAAGAACAGAGATAATTCAGATATGGATTGGGTGGAAATATTTAGGGTATTGCATATGGTCAGAGATGAGATCAAAGAAAATTTACCATATAAAGTAGTTCATCAAGATGGTGTAGAAGCAGATGATATCATAGCAACACTAGTAGAAAGAACACAGGAATTTGGTATGGATGAACCAGTTATGATTATATCATCTGATAAAGATTTTATACAACTACAGAAATACAGAAATGTCAAACAGTTTAGTCCGATACAAAAGAAAATGGTAACGGATGATAATCCAAGAACTTATTTGTTTAATCATATTATGCGTGGTGATGATGGAGATGGTATACCAAATGTCTTATCTGATGATGATACATTTATTAATGAGGATAAATCCCAAACACCACTATGGCAAAAGAAGATAGATTCATGGCTAGAACAATCTGATAACCTAAGAGAGATTATGGATGAAACAACATATAGGAATTATCAGAGAAATAAAACTTTAATAGATCTAGATGAAATCCCAGATACTATAAAAGAAAATATTATAAATACTTTTGATAACCAAAAGCCTGCCATGAAAATGAAGGTTTTAAATTATTTAGTTAAAAAAAGATGTACAAACTTGATTGAAGTAGCGGAGGAATTTTACAATGGCTAAAAAATTAATATCAGAAATCTTATCAGAAGCTTCAAAAATTGAAGAAAGATCTGGAAGAGTCGAATTTCTAAAAAAACATGATTGTCCAGCATTGAGGGATATACTAAGAATTAACTTTGATGATGATATCGTAAGTGCTTTACCTTCTGGAGAACCACCTTATAGAAAAGATGATGCTCCAAAAGGATACGAGTACAAAAGTCTACACAGAGAATTTAAACAACTTGGAAGGTTTTTCAAAGGACCTCTTGCTAGACAAGTATCTGATCTAAAAAGGGAATCTATGTTTATCAGTTTATTAGAATCCTTAAATGTTGAAGAAGCAGAATTATTAGTTCTATCTAAGGATAAGCAATTAAAATATAGGGGCATTACTAAGAAATTAGTTAGTGATGTGTGGCCAAACTTGATAAAAAAATAAAGGAGGAAAGACGGTTTATATTATGATAGTCAATTTATTAACAATGGAGAATTGCCAATGGTTATACAGATTGAACGCCTTAAAAAAGACCAAAGAGAGGCATTATACTATCAGAGGAGACTCAAAAAAAGAGGTAAAGATATTCTAGCATACAAAATGCAGAAAAAAATAGAATACCTTAGCCAACAGATAAAAGATATAAATCAATTAGGAGGTTAATTCGGGCTAGGCCCGAACAGGGCCTAGACATTTTACATTATGACAAAATTTGACCCAAAAGAAATACAAAACTCTAGAAGAATCTATAAGTCTGCTACGCCCAAGCAAGATTTATCTTGGTATGTTAAATGGGTATCTTCTATATTCCTTTTAATGGGAATATCAGTAAGAGGCGTAGAAGGATTTCATGCATTTGATCTAATTTGTTCCCTAGTAGGAATTGCTGGATGGTTAGTAGTTGGACTATTATGGAAAGATCGAGCTTTGATTATTTTAAATGGAGTAGGACTTGCTTTATTAATTAGAACCGTATTTGAAACTATATTATGAATATTTTTATTTTAGATAATGACCCAGTTATAGCAGCTCAAATGCTATGCGACAAACACGTTCCAAAAATGATTTTGGAATCAGCACAAATGCTATCAACAGCTCACAGAATGCTAGATGGTATTCCTGAGAAAAGACCCTCTAAATCAGGAAAAACAATGCAACAGTATTATGCATTTGGGGACGAAAGAGATGATCTTTACTATCTTGCTGTTCACAAATATCATCCTTGTACTGTTTGGACTATGGCTAGTAAAGATAACTATTATTGGCACTATGAGCATTTTCTAGCTATGGCATTAGAATACAAATATAGAAGACATAAAGAACATGCTACATACCTTAAACTTGGTAAGATTCTAAACCAACCCCCAAAAAATATACCAGATATTGGACTTACAGAATTTGCTCAAGCAATGAATCACTACCCTCAGTGTAAGGTAGAAGGAGATGCTGTTCAGGCATACCGCAATTATTACCATGAAGCAAAACCTTTTGCTAAATGGGAATGGGGAAGAACAGCACCAGACTGGTGGAAAGGATACCAAGGTGCGGTATAAATTTCACGAACATCGATATACCTTTAAGGGTAATTTCTCTTATGCTGCAGATTGTATAAGACATTCCCTTGATATGATGGGTCATGAAGAAGATAATGAAAGCCCAGAATTACATGTTTACAATCACACATGCAGAGATTTAGAACCTGATATGCCAGAGAATTCTATTATATTTAAACCAACTGCACCAACAAGTAAACACTTCCAAATATGTAGAGAAGGATATGCAAATAGTTCTGAGATAACTTTTGAAGAACCTTTTCAATATGAATATCGCAAATATGATAATATTGAATGGAATGAAATTAATGACCTAATAGAAAGGCGTGCAAACAAATGGGACGATTCCATTATGTTAAAATGGCCAGATGCAAAAAATGTAAAAAAAGATCATATACTTATTATTGGTCAAATGCCCGAAGATGAAACAGTCATGGGGTTTGGATTTGGTGATCATTGGAAAAAAATGTGCATGATTATTGATAAGTTAGAAGATCGTGATAATCTAGTTATTAAACTACATCCGAGAATACGTAAAGCAAGTCATAGAATAAAGGATATAAATAAATACATAGAAGAATGGAAAGGTAAAGGTCATCAGGTGTTTAGCAATTACGAATCCATACACAGTATATTACCTTATACTAAAGTAGCTATTACAGAAAATAGTACAGCAGGTATTGAATGCATGATGCATGACGTACCAATTATTTCTTATGGATATCCAGATTACCATTGGATAACAAATGATCTAAGAATACTAACAAAACTTCGTAATTCTGTAGATGATCTTACCTGGTTTAACAAAGAAAAGAGCCGAAGATTCTTATGCTGGTATGTTTTTGATTACTTATGTTATGATATACCAACAACAATGAGAAGATTGGAGGAGATATTATAATGCCATTGTACGATTTTGAAAACAAAAAGACAGGTGAAATAGAAGAACACATGGTCAAACTCGCAGATTATGATCAATTCTTAATAGATAATCCGGACCTAAAAAGAATAATAAGTCCGGTAGGAATTGATTTTGATGGAAGTAAATCAATGCTACAAAGAGCAGGTGATGGATGGAAAGAAGTACAATCAAGGATAAAAAGTGGATTGCCTCCTAGGCTCAGAGATAATATCAAAACAAAATAGGAGTACTATGAAAATAATACATAAAGACTTTCACAAGATGATGAAAAGTAATAGAATTCAAAACGTGATTAAAAAATTTATACCAAAAGATAATGAAAAAAGAAGAACTGATAGAGCTAATAAAAAACTTACCGACTGAAGATACAACAGGAGAGATGGTTGGAATATTTATTGGAAGACATGGTGAGATTATCTCCACTAATTCTATTAGGATTGACATGGATGGCGGTAGAGTTATATTGGTTCAAGAGGGATCGGGACAATCGAAAATAAACCAAAACAATTGGGAAAAGGAATTAGAATTTTTACGTAATGCAAAAGCCAAGTAGGCTCAGACAAGAGCATCTAACAAAATTAAACCCTCTCACTGGAAATCAGGAGAGGGTTTTTAAATCATTTAAAGAAAACAATCATCTTGTACTCAGCGGTTCAGCTGGTACTGGTAAAACTTTTCTTTCTCTTTATCTTGGATTAGATGCGGTATTACAAAAACAATTTGAAAAAGTTGTCATTGTAAGATCAGCATTACCAACAAGAGATATGGGATTTCTTCCTGGAGAAAAAAAGGAAAAGGAAGCAGCATACTTAGATCCGTATATATCAATCGTGAATGAACTCTTTCGAGATAAGGAAGGGTGGAAAAAGATGGTTCAATTTAATCACATAGAATTTCTTACTACATCTTTTATAAGAGGATTAACACTAACAGATTCTGTAGTAATAGTAGATGAAGCACAAAATTGTAACTTCCATGAATTGTGCAGTATTATAACAAGGATTGGTAATAATTGTAGATTTATATTATGTGGAGATTATTACCAATCAGACTTTACAAGAAACAATGACAAAGAAGGTTTTCATTCTTTTATTAATATTCTTAATAATATGAAATACTTTGACCACATAGAGTTTCAGTGGAGTGATATTGTGAGAAGTGGTTTAGTTAGAGACTTTATTATGACTAAAGAAATGTTAGAGAAAGGAAAATGAAATTTATACATGAAAGAGTTGATCTAGGATATGAAGATTTAGATTCAGAAACAACTAAAAGTGGTAGGCGATATGTAGATAAAGAAGGAAATTCGTATCCTTCTATTACTACTGTATTGAAGATACTATCAATTGATGCTATCAAGGCATGGAGAGCTAGAGTTGGGGAAGAAGAAGCTAATAAAATATCTACTCAAGCATCTAGTCGTGGTACCAAAATACACAACATAATAGAGAAATATATACAAAATGACCCAGAATATCTAGATGGGGAAATGCCACATAATATACAAACTTTTAAAGATATCCAACCAATTATAGATGAAAGCCTAAACAAGGTATATCTACAGGAAGCACCTCTATATTCTAAGCATCTTGGTGTTGCAGGAAGAGTAGATTTAGTTGGTCAATGGAATGGAATAGATTCAATAGTAGACTGGAAGACCTCTCGTAAGTTTAAAAAGAAAGAATGGATTAGTTCTTATTTTATGCAATGTGCAGCTTATGCTATTATGTGGGAAGAAAGAACAGGTCAACCAATTAAGCAAATAGTGGTATGCATAGCGGGAGATAATGGTCCTCAGGTCTTTATTGAAGACAGAGATAATTGGACTGAAGATCTAATAAATACAATATCAGAATACAACAGGAGATATAATGGCAAATAACTATAGAGGAAGAATAATAGAAACCCTACAATCACATGCTCAAGCACATGTAGATAAGCATTTAATGAATGCTGAAGTTTTAATTGGATCCCATGTAGGAGTTGCAGAGCATCCAGATATTATAGAAACCATTGAAAAAGAGTTGAAAATGGCTGCAGAATATCAAGATGTTTTGGATATGATCCCACATTTAAAAAAATAAATAGCATAAATAGGTTTACAAACTACTAATTTTGTGGTATAATACCTATTATGTTAAACTTCAATCAATACATTACAGAGTCCAAAGGGTTAACGATATTTGATATCGATGACACTATGTTCAAGTCTAAGGCTAGAGTAATAGTAAAGAGCAAATCTGGAAAAAGAAAAGCTTTATCTCCACAGGATTTTAATAGCTATAAGCTAGGTAAAGATGAAGAGTTTGACTTTGGAGAGTTTAAATCCTCTCAGATATTTTATCAAACAGCAACACCTATTGCAAAGATGGTAGCTAAAGCTAAAGCTATTATTAAAAATGCAACAAAGGCAGGTTCAAAAGTTATTATAGTAACTGCAAGATCTGATATGGATGATAAAGATCTTTTCTTAAAAACATTTGAAGCTCATGGTATACCAATGAAAAATGTATATGTTGAAAGAGCTGGGAATATGGGTGGTAAAAATAGTGCAGCTTCAAAACAAATTATATTTAAGAAATATTTAGATACAGGGGAATATTCGAGAATAAGACTTTTTGATGATCATAAAGAGAATTTAGATGCTTTATTAGATCTACGAAGACAATTCCCGGATGTAGATATGTTTGCCTATTTAGCTAATGATAAAGGCAGTGTAAAAAGAATTAAGTGATAGGAGTATAGTATGGCAAAGTGGCCTAAGTCAGAGCCGTGGAATGGCGGTAAAAGAAAACATTGGTTATTTGATAATGGTTGGGAAATATCATTAGTTAAATTTCCAGGTTCTTATGGATATGAAAATGG